GAATATGACAAAGACTCTCGTACAGTTATCCGAAAGCCATGAGCCGCAACATCATACGACAAGCAGACGACGGACGTGATAACGTATCCCTGTGGGACCGTTGTCGCATGATCGTCGAGAATGGAATCAAGAAATATGGAGACGCTGGCGGCCTGCCTATCTCCGGTACAGGTCGGGCCAGGAAAAAGAAAGCCGTTGAAAAAAAGAAGGTTGCCAAGAAGAAGTGAGGAGTCAGCGTCGGTTTCCCAACCCACCGACATGTTCTCAACTATTGCTTTTATAGCCGCATCCATTGCGCCGGTACCCGACAGCTGGGTAGACGCCGTGGAGTATACCGAATCCTCCGGACGTGGAGCCGACACCCCATCTGGGGATTCTGGCCGTGCGAGAGGGCCGTTCCAATTTTGGCACGCTACTTGGATGGACTGCTCTGATGTCCGCCGGCAGGTTGGGCTTCCGACCTATCCATATAAGATGGCTACAGACCCGGTGATCGCCCGCCAGTACGCACAGACATGGCTTGCCCACTTGCATTCAAGGGTGTCCAGGCGGCTAGGCCGGCCTGCCAACGCCGGCGAGACTTGGCTTGCCTATAACATGGGCATGGCAGGATTCGGTTCCTATGGCTACAACATGCACAAGGTACCCGACCGCAAATTTATGAAGGCACACCAAATTAATATTAATGTCAGATGAGCGAACTAATCACCAACAAAGACGCACCAATCCTGCGGTTCCAAAACCGAGGAGCCGTGTCATTCCGGGGCAGGTTGATGTTCGCATCAAGGGCCGCCAGGATCTGCGAATACCGAGCCGACCTGCGCCGTCTGGCAGAGGCGGGACATTGCATGCCGGTGGTCGCAAGGAAGATGGGATTCTCCATCACCACGATCAAAAGCTGGGCCGAGATTCTGGGCATTGGATTCAAGAAGGTCCGTGCCAGGAAGTGTCGCAAGTACGACAAATCCAAGTGGGAGAGAGTGATTGTCCGGGCTGCCGGCGAGGGGAAGACCCAAGGCGACGTGGCTTTCATGCTCGGCGTGCCTCATGTCAATGTCCACCGGTGGTGCATTGAGAATGGCTTTAACTGGAAACAGACCAAACAAGATGCCAAAACAAAACGATAAAGACCAATGGAAGGGCGGGCTGGTCATCCGCCACGACGTCGAGCCTGTGCTGACCCAGCAACAGGAGGCTTTCGTCAATGCCTACCTGGCTAACGGCGGGAATGCCGTCCTGGCCGGCAAGGCCGCAGGCTTTGCCGATGGTAACTCACAGCTTTCCTCCCACAAGGTCAGAGAGGCTATCGAATTGAAGAGGGACATGGACATCAAGACCGGAGGCGCCACGCAGGCTTGGCAGGTCATGCAGTCCCTGCTCACCGACCCAGCAGCACCACCCCAGGTTCGCTTTCAAGCCGCACGATGGACGCTGGAAGCGAGCGGTCATGGTCTTTCTGCTATTGCGGCGGCCATACATCTTGGTAACAAAGGAAAGAAGGACCAACATGAAATGTCCGTTTCCGAGCTGATCGACCTGGTCGATAAGGGCCGGAAGCAATTGGAATCCATGAAGCAGGTAGCTAACGAACTAAAGAGCGTCGAAGACGCAATCATTCTCCCACCCAATAAAACCGATGAATAACGAACAGTCCCACGACCCAACAGTCACGCTCCGCCTGGAGCTTGGCCGAGTCACCGATCAGCGCAACGCCTACGAAGCCGCACTCCGCAAGGAAGTGCTGATCGTCATCCGAGAAGCCGCATCTGAAAACGCCCGCCTCAAGGCAGAGGTGGAGAGGCTGACGAATAACTGCGATTACCTAGACCAGAAGCTGGACGAGGAAATCCAACGCTCGGCTTCACTCGCCGGCGAGATATCCAGGCTGACCGATGCCATCACAGCCGGCGCCATCACACCGGACGCAAGGGAGGTGCAGTCGTGAGGTTCCTATCTAGGGTTAAGATGAACATGCGTGAGATCAGTAACCTCAAGCAAGCAATCGAGGTGAACCAGAAGATCGCCGAAGACCAAAGCAAGTCCGGCGAAGACCGGGCAGAGGCAGAGCAACGCATCGCCGAGATTAACCTCCGGCTGTCCATCCTGCGCTTGGAGAATAACAAGCTGTGATCCACGAATTCCGCAACCCCATCCCAGTCGAGACTCCTCTCGGCTACGGCATGCTGATCTATGTCCGGGACGGCGGTAGCTTTTCAAACGATGTCTTCGCCGTGGTCCTGGACCATGACGGCGTCATCCGGCACATGACGACAGACCAGTTCAAGCTGGTACGGAATGACACATTCGGAATCCGGGACAGAGAGGGCGACAAATGAAGACAGCCAAGACACCCAAGGAAGCCAGGGCCAGGCCGGGGCTGAAGCTTATCACTCCTTGGGAAAAGGAAGTGATCGATTACAAGGTCCAGCAACATCGGGAAAGGTGGGTCGCCTTGTTCGACGCCGTCCGCAACAAATGGAGGGCCATCAAATGAGGGAAGTAGATCTAACAGTAACCCATGCCGGCCATGAATACATCGTCGAGCTGGAGGTGGAGGTTCAATGGGTAGACGATAGCTTTGACCATGAGTTTGGGACAGAGGAGTGTGGGCATTGGGAGCTGGATTGGGATGAGACGAATGTCATTTCGTGCGCTGGGCCAGACGGCGACATCGAACCAGACAGCGTTCCAGGTCTGATGCGTGCGATCCAGCGTAAGGCTGAAGGGCTAGACTTCTCGGACTGGGATTGATTCATCTCTGCCCTGTACCTCGGCCCAGGCGGGGCGGGGCAAGGTATGGCACGAAGTGCTAGGATCTAAATACCCTCCGGCATGTGGGAGAAAAGCGGGAATGAGGAAGGCTGTTTCACCCCCCACCTTCCCCGCTTCCTTTGGGCGTCGAGGATACTAGGTTAAGTCGTTGTTTGATATAGTGTTAACCCTGTTTGCACCCCCCTTCCTCGCCTGTTTCTAGAAATTAGCTACCCCCCTTCCTCACGCAGAAGTCGCTACTGGTGCGTGAGTTACGCATGGTCGAGGAAGCGAGGATACCCCTTATATCAAGATAGATAGTCCATCCTCGGGCTTTGGCCCTATCCCTATGGGGAAGGGCGTCGCCTGGCGTCTACTATTCAATCGATACCAAACCCAAGGCCATGCACTTGACCCAAGCTAAAACCCCGCTCACATTCCGGGCATGGACATTGTACTGCTTAACATCGAAGGCACACCCAGGCCGCAACCCAGGCCGAGGTTCGTGGGTGGCAGGGTGGTATCGACAGCCGATGCCAATGCACGCAGGTGGAAGGATCTAGTGACGAAGGCCGGCAAGATGGCAGCAGACGCACATGGGCAGATCCAGGCGCCGGCTGTCGCAGTCGTCATGCGTTTCGATATGCCCACGACCAAGGCAGACCGGCACGGCCTACCCCATACCTTCCGCCCAGACGCAGACAACCTAGCAAAGCTGGCCTTGGATGCGGTCATGTCAGCCGGCCTGCTCAAGGATGACGCCGCAGTCTCGACCCTGGTGGTGACCAAGACATGGGCAGACAAGGGCGGTCTGGTGATGACCCTGCACCTGGACGAACGCACCCCTACCCCTGCCCCACCCCCATCGTCTAGGTTCCCGGACTGGATACAGTAGAAACAGAAAGGCCAGCCGGTGAGGGCTGGCCTTTTAGATCTATCTGGGAGGGCCGTGGCGGCGTTATCCCTCCCAGATGGTGGTAGTGGTGGCACCGAGCATGTGTCGGGCGTCGTCGTACCGGTCAGCCTCGACCTTGAATTCGTCCGGCTCCATCTCCTTGACCCAGCCAGCGAGAGCGTAGCCGGCAGCATCCTCGATTAGTCGGATGACCGAGGAGGCGTCGGCCTGGGTCAAGGTAACCTGGCCGGCTGTGGCAAAGGACATAGCAAAGGCATACTCGTCTTTCCCGATATAGGTCTGCACCATATCGACCTTGCGGCACCAGCACTCGTAGCCGGTGAGGGAGCGAAGCTTGGCGAGGCAGGCGAGTGCGGCCTTCTCATGCATGGCCGCCGTGTCCAGGCCGTAGTCCAGGGACAGGGTGACCGATGCCGGCCTGTGGGACAGGTCGTCGGTCAGCCAAGCCTTGACCCTGGCGCCCCGGGCAGGGGTGGGCGGGAGGAAGCGGGTGCGGATCGCTCGGGCGGAACGGCGGACAGAGGCAAGGCCGTCCGGGGTGAGGGTGGTGTCTTTCATGGTGTCGGGTGTTGGGTTGGGGGTGAAGGTTAGGCGATGGTCGCCTCAATCTTGGAGACGAGGAGATAGTCTGGCATGTAGAGGATGGCGGCGTCGTTAACCTCCTTGCACAGGGCGGCGGGGGACATGTCGTCGCCGTCGTAAGGTTCGACCTCGACCTCAAACTCCACGACGATGGTGGTGCCAATGATGTCCGGGGTAGACCAGCGTTCGTCGGCAATGGTGAACCGGCCACCCTCAAGGGACAGGCAATCGCCGTCGTCGCCGAGGTGGTCGTCGAGCATTGTCCTATCGTCGCAGGTGCAGGGCTTGCCGTCGTCCCGGGTGACATAGAAGACGAGGGCGATGGTGGTGGTGTCGGGCATGGTGTTGGGTTGGGTTGGGGGTGAGAGTTTAGATCTACTTGGCCTGTGCCAAGTGAAGGGCCAGGGCAAGGGACGCCTGGTTTTCCTTGTGCTGTGCGGCCATGTAAACCTCGGACATAGCCAAGCTTTTTTCCCAAGCCTGCTCCTTTTGTTTGCGCAAACTTTCGAGGCGAACCTCGGCGTCGTGGGCGTCGTCTGCGTCCTGGGCGTACTGCGTTTCGGCGGCACGCTTGTTGAGGGATGCGAGGCGATCGATGGCCTCACTCTCCTTGTTGCGGATGGTGCCGGTGTGCTTGGCCGCCTCGACTGCGTCGGAGAAGGCATGACTGGCGTTGGTCGCCGCAATATCAAGGGCCGCCTTGAGGGCGTCCAGGGTTGCGTCGGGCTGGGGGGTGCGGGTGCGTTTGCTCATGGGATTGGATAGGAAGGGATGCCTACAGATTGGAGGGTGTCAAGTTAGAGTTTGGGGTTGTCGATAATTTCCAGCAGGCTGGGGCCAGTAGCAAACGCCCACAGGGCGAAAGCAATGAAGGCCGCCAGGATAAGGGCGAACAGGATGGTGCGGATGGTGGACATAGGGAAAAGCTTGGGCTTGGTTTAGATCAGAGGCAGGCGTGGCCGGTGCAGGCCGATGGCAACCTTGCCGGTGATGAGGGTCATGGCCTGGCCTGCCTTGGCATATACCTTGCGGGCGGCGGCGTACTCCTTTGCGTACTGCTCGCAGTCCTCGGGCGAATGGTCGCAGTCCTCGCCGTGGTCGGCACGCTCGGCCTCGCCGGCGTAGTGTTCGGTCATCTCTTCCATGTCCCCCTCTGCGGCGTCGCAGACATGGCGACCCAGCAGGGCCAGCATGCGGACGAGGTCGCCGGCGTGGCGTGCCTCGCAACCGCTGTCGTGGTACGCTTCCAGGCCGGCGTCGGCCAGGATGTCCTCGGTCTTGGGGTGGTTAAGCACCTCCACCAGTAGGGTGGCGAGGCGGCCCGAAAGGGCGTTGACTGACTTGGGTTTGCTCATGGTGTTGGGATAAAGTTTGCGCAAAGTTTGGTTAGATTCGGACATGGGTGACAGGCACCATGCGGATGGTGCGGAGGTTGAATGCGACGAGGCATGCCATCGCTTCCTGCCGGCAACCCTCGGCCTCTTCACGCTGGGCGATAGATCCGTACCGGTCAGCGTCCAGCACCCGACGCTGGCACAGGGTGACATGGGCCTGGAGCATGGCACGCTCGGCGGCGTTGGACTGGGCGATGGAGCGGGCGATGCCGTCGGCGGTGGCGTTGGCCGCCGGCGTACCGATGGCCCGGAGGGCGGCGACTTCCGCCTTGGCGGCGGCGTGCTGGTGGGGGGACATGATGGTGGGGTCGGACATGGTGGTGATGTGGTGAAGGGTTACTTGAGGATGTCGCAAGACATGTTGCATGCGTACTCCTCGATGCTCCCGCACATGGCGTCTTCCATGAGGGACTCGATGTCATCCATGACCGACTTCTCGGCGGCCTGGCGGGTGGTGGCATCGACGATGAATGCGGCCATCAGTTTGAACGACACAGTCCAACGGCCCTCGTCGTCGCCGTCGGACTCGGGGCCATTGTCATCGACGCTGATGTCCCGGATGGTGATGCAGTTTGCCATAGCGGCGATGCTCTTGTCGAGCGTGCCGTCTCGGCGTTTGTCGGTGGCCGGTGCGTCGAGCAGGGACTCCAGGTGCGTGCGGCAGGAGCGGAGAGCCTCGGCGTCGGTCATGTAGCCCTTGCCGGTGTCCTCATACCTGTCGATATGAATGCGGACGATGACGGCGTGGGTGGTGGTGCTTGGCTTGGTTTTTTTCATGGTGCTGGGTGTTGGGTGATGAAGGTATGTCCTACAGGGTGGAGGGTTGTCGAGATTTATTTGCGAGCTGGATTTAGATCAGCCTGGCCGGTTGGGCGTCGAGTCAAGGGTGGGGGTTTACTTGGCGATGACAGGGACAGGGACGCCGGCTCGCAGGTCGAAGGCGATGGCGTCGAGGATGTCGGAGGCCATGTCCATAGCCTCGTCCTGCTGGTCGTCGTCCAGGTCGGCGAACCGAGGCTCGGCGAGGTCGAGGTACCAGTCGCCGCCGACGGCGAAGTGCTTGTCCTCGGCGACGATGCGGACATCGTCCACCTCGGTGCCGTCCTCAAGGACGAAGGAGCGGGTGACGGCCCAAGGAAAGGGCGTGGAGGTGGTGATGAATTTTGCGGTCATGGTGCGGGTGTGGTGGGGGTTGGTTTAGATCAGAGGGTGGTGGTGGTGGTGTTGTCCAGGTCGGCGTCGAAGCGGATGCGGGTGACGCCGGCGGTGGCGTCGGTCAAGGCACGGCGGGTGCCTCGCTCGGCGGCGACGAGCAGGTCGTCGAGGGCCACCATCGGGTCAACGCCGGGGGCGGTGTCGATGGTGAGGGTGATGGTGATGGTGGTGCGGGTGGTCATGGTGTTGGGTGCTGGGTGGTGAGAGTTTCCGGGCGCCAGGTTAGGCGGCCTTGGCCGGCTTGCCGGCGAGGGTGCGGTCAGCCTGGCCCATGGCCTTGGCGGCCTCGTCGAGCATGGCGTCCATGCCCGCCCCCTCGTCGTCGTCATTCTCGAACAGGTCGGACTCGGCGAGCGTGCCGAGGCGGTGTTCCATGTCGCCGGCGGCGGCGAGCAGGCGGGTGAGGGCGGCGGCCTGCTGGCGGTGGTGGGCGAGCAGGAGGTTGACGGCGGCCAGGTCGGCCTCGCCGAGGCACCCGAGGGCGGGGTCGGTGAGGGAGCCGGGGCCGGTGAGGAGCCGCAGGGCGGCCTTGATGGTGGTGGGGGTGGTGGTCATGGTGGTGCTGGGTTTTGGGTGGTGGAAAAGATCGAGCCGGAGCGTGCTGGTGCTGGTGGGTTTAGCGGTTGAGCAGGGCGGCCAGGTTGCGGAGTTTGCTGGAGTGGCTGGCGGGGCGAATCGCCTGGCGACGCTCCGCAGGCGTTGACCGACGCTCCGCCGGCAGGGTGCGGGCCATGTCGTCGAGCAGGGCGACGGCGGCGTTGAGGTCGGCGAGGGCGGCGTCGTCGATGCCGAAGGCCGGTGCGGCGTCATTACGCTCGGCGTGGCCGAGCAGGGCGAGCCGGAGGTCGAAGGCCAGGACAGCCTGGCGTGCGGCCTTGAGGGCGGCCTCGTTTGCCGGCGTGCGGCTGAAGTGGTACCTGTTGCGGGCGTCGTGGTAGGCGGCGGCGAGCGTGGCACGCTGGGCGGTGTTGTCGGTGGTGGTCATGGTGTTGGGTGGTGCTGGGTTGGGTTGTGGGTGGAGATTAGTCGATTGAGAGAAGGCCGGCTCGGGAGCAGTTATCAAGGTCGGAGAGTACCCACTCGATACACTCGGTGCCGTCGCATCCTGGAGTGGACATGAAGTCGTCGTCGGCGTCGGCGTGGGGGTCGTGGGCGTCGGTGACGAACCAGCCGAAGATGCACTCCGAGGCGAAGAGGTTGCGGCGGGTGGTGATGTCGAGCGTGGCGACCCAAGCCTGCACGGCGTCAAGGGTGACGAAGCCGGATTCGGCGGGGAAGTCGAATGCCTTGGCGACGGCGTCGTCCGGGTAAGCAGCATTCCATGCGGCGACCTGTGCCTTGGCGGCGGACAGGTCGAGCAGGCCAGCCGGAGCGGAGCCGAAGCGGGCGGTGAGGGATTCGGTGAGGAGGGCGGTGGTGGTTTTCATGTCGGTGTTTGTTGGGTTATGTCGGTTAGGACATCACCCAACATGCACACCTAGTCGCCCGGCACAAGGATATATTTACAAAAACTTTTCTGCCCCACCCAGCCCCGCCTCGCTCCCAAAGGTTACGCATGCGAGAGCATGGCGTCGTCGTGGCGTCCAGGCTGGGCGTGGCGGCGTCGCACCAGGGCGGAGCGGCGTCACCCCTCGTCGGCGACGGCGACAGGCCAGGCGGTCAGCCAGGCGGCGAGCATGGCCGGCGTCGGGTGCCAAGGCCGGAGTGATGACGCAGGTGCATGCGTCCTAGTCGCACGCATGACGATCACGCACGCACGCACATGTGCGTACGCCACGCACGCACACCCCCGCCCACGCCCCCGCGCGCGCGCGCATTTTATTGTACACCCCCGCTCGGAAAAATCCGTGTAGGCAAAAAACTTTCTCCTACATCGCCATCTCTTGCATCTATAGCCAGACTGGTACACTATCCGCACATGAGTCAGCCTCCAGCTCCATACGACCGCTCTTGGTCTTTCACTAATTTCAGCCAGTCCAACCCTACTACCCCTCACCAGGGGCAGAAAATCGACCAGGAGCTGAACAATGCCCGCACGGCAATCAACGCTACCATCTCCCGGCTGGGTGAAATCCAAGCAGACGACGGCAAGATCCGCACGACCGCTCTGAATCTGCCTGTTATTGCCGAGGAAGTTGAACCTTTGCTGACTGATGGACCTGTGCAGGCCGTGAATGCTGCCGGCGCGGTGCAGATTGGACTGGTTAATGCCGCTGGTGTGTCTGGTGTGGCTAGTTTGAACGCTGTTCTTACCTCCCAGAACGCACTTGATGCGATTGCTGCGCGAGATGACGCTGAAACTGCGCGAGATGTTGCTGAAGCTTCTGCAATACTTGCACACGGATACTCTGACACGGCGCAAGGCTACACGACTACCGCTCTCCAGGCTAAAAACTCCGCCATCGTCCACGCACAGGTGGCGCAAGGCGCCGCACAAGCCGCACAAGCCTCTGCCGCGAGCATTCCTCTGATCGTCGGTCCAGTAGGTCCGCAAGGCCAGCAGGGGATTCAAGGAATTCAAGGGATTCAAGGAGTTATCGGCAATACCGGTCCAGCCGGCGCGGCAGGCCAGCAATGGGTGTACCGTGGTGCATACAACGGCGGCATTACCTACGCACCTAACGACTATGTGACTTTCGATGGTTCAAGCTATGTGATGATTAACTTCATCGGCGCAGGTGGTTATAGCCCAACTGGTTATCCTGGATCTTGGCAGTTGATCGCCAGCAAAGGCGCTACAGGCGATAGCGGAACTGGTCCTTACCTTCCGCTGGCCGGCGGGACGATGACTGGTCAGATTGATATAAATAGTGGAAATCCCACAACTTCAAACCTTTCAGAGGGGAGTCTAGGTTTTACTGATTCTGCTAGTGGCAACTCTTGGTTAGATGCTACTAGCTTGGGTTTCAATTCTACCGTTGGAAGCGTTAGTCTACAAGTCTGCGATGGGGTTAATGGTGGACTGTATATGGTAGACAATAATGGCGGGGAGATGCGTTTCAACGCAAACGGCATTACCTTCGGCGACAATACGGTGCAGACCACGGCTGCCACGGCTGCGCCTACCAACAATTCCCAGTTTGGAACAACGGTCAACGAAGATTCCAACAACAATATTGACATAGACGATGCGTCCTACAACCGCAATACCATCCACAAGCTTACTGCTAGTTCTGGGCAGGTTGATATCTTTTTCACAGGAAATTCATTTACTGCCGGCGATCAAGTTCTGTTTATTAACCTTACTGCGTCTTCTCAACTATACTTTCAATCCGCCACCGATACTCTTATTTCCCCCTTTGGCTTTTGGTGTCAAGGCTATGGAGCGGTAGTGGCTGCGATTTACATTGGCAGCAACCAATGGATTCTCTCCGGAAAACTACAGGCTTCTTCCTAACCGCCGATGTTTGTCGCCTTTCCAGGCTTTATTATTCCGGCAGTTAGTGGCTTCCCAGCCGCCGGCGCGTTCATTTCCGATGGATGCACCTTTGCTGACGGATACGACTACACCAATACTTACTACTCTGGGGATTGGAACTACTCCGTGACTCGCGCAGACGGCGCGGGCGGTTCTTATGACAATGTCGAGGGCAGCAATACAAACGGATGTTATATCCCTGCCGGATACGTTTACTCAAATAACAGCCTAGAATCTTACTTTTCCTGGAATCACGGACCTTACAGCGGAACCTTTACCTTTGGATACAGTTATGATTCTACTTACTCTGATGGGGTGGGCGGAGTGGGCGGCGGTAGCGGAAGCTCTATAACGGCTGCCGACGGAACGGTGGTGAATTCATATGGATTTGCTGATACATATCCAATGACTTCCTATCTAAAGTTCCTAGTAAGCGACACCAGCCAGTTGCATGTCTTTAACTACATCGACGCCGGTACTGACATCGGTTCTAGTTGCGCCTACAGCAACTACCAGGACGCGCAAGGGACTGTCTGGCCTAATGTTAATTACCGTTTAACTGCATACGCTGACGGCAATGGCGGCAGTTACTACGGACCGAACGACTACAATACTATGATGTGCGGATACCTTCCTAGCGGATTCTGGGAGTCATACAGCAGTTCTGACCGCGTGCTAACATACTATGATGAATACAGCAATCAACAGACATTTACATACGGACAAGATAACAACGGTTATATTGCTACTGGATCTGGTGGAAGTAATTGGAGCGACACCGGTAGCATTTACTATTCAGCGGGTTATGTCTTCTATTCCTATTACGATTCAGTCTATGACTATACAGTCAACTACGCCTTTGACGGATCTAGCGGACACTACACCTACCCTTCTTAACCTATGACCACACTCATCCAAATCGTCCTGCCTGTCGGCTGGAACGCACTCCTCAACGCCGATAAGAAGGTCGCACTTATCATCGGCGAATACAAGAAGCCAGGCGAGGCTAACACCGCGCTGACGCTCCTCAACAAGCCCACGGAGGCTGAACTTCTGGCCGCAGTCCCTGCCGGCTACACGGAGTTTTATCCGCCCAAGGCCGTCATCGCTCCCAAGGCGTAATGGCTAAAAAACCGACGACGGAAGAGAAACGAAGGCAGGCCGAGATTGCCGAAGTAGAGGCGCAGTTGTCTGCCGCCCAGCGTCTGCTCCGCGTCAAGATGGCTAGGGAGTCGCTCATCTCCTTTACTGGGATGACCATGCCAGACCCGGAAGATCCGGACAACGTAGACAAGTCCCGATACCAGCCGGTCAAGCACCACGAAACTATATGTGCTGCCCTTGAGCAGGTGGAGAAGGGTCTGTACCAGCGTCTCATTATCTCCATGCCGCCTCGACATGGTAAGTCAGAACTGGCGTCCCGCCGTTTCCCTGCCTGGTTCTTGGGCAAAGACCCATACCGACAGGTTATCTTCGCTACCTACAATGCGGACGTGGCGCAGGACTTCGGTCGATCCGTGCGTGAGATTATGCGTTCTCCTGCATACAAGCAGGTCTTCCCTGGCTGTAAGCTGCGCACCGGCAGCCAGTCATCGGACAAACTCCAGACCGAGGAAGGCGGACTAGCCAACTTCGTTGGCGTGGGTGGCGGCCTTACTGGCCGTGGTGCTGACCTACTGGTCATCGATGACCCGATCAAGGACCGCGAGGAAGCAGACTCCAAGCGTGAGCGTGACAAGCTGTGGGAGTGGTTCACTCAAGTGGCTATGACCCGACTCATGGCCGGCGCCAGGGTGGTAATCATTATGACCCGGTGGCATGAGGATGACCTAGTGGGTCGCCTCACAGACCCAAAGAATCCCTGCTACAACGACGAGAACGCACAGGCTTGGCGTATCCTGGCGTTGCCGGCGATTGCCGTGGAGAACGACCCTATGGACCGACCAGTCGGTCAAGCCCTATGGCCGGAACGCTACGGATTGGACTTCCTTAACGAGATTCGCCGTCTGAACGCCAAGGGCTTCTCGGCCTTGTACCAAGGCAAGCCTACACCCGACGACGGCGACTTCTTCCGCCGCGACTGGTTGAAGCCCTACCCTCACGAACTGCCCAAGAACCTCCGATACTACTGCGTATCCGACCACGCCGTGTCTACCGCACAGACCGCTGACAAGACCGTACTGATGCCTTTTGGCCTAGACGAGGAAGACAACGTGTGGATTCTGCCGGACGTGTGGTGGCGCCGAGCGTCTACAGACCAGGTCATCGACGGCATGATCGACTTAATGTCCCGGCACAAGCCTGCCAAGTGGGGTGCGGAGCGTGGGCATATCTCCCAGTCCATCGGTCCGTTCCTCCGGAAGGTCCAGCAGGAGCGTGGCATCTGGACAGTCGTGGAGGAGATTACCCCTGTGAAGGACAAGCAAACCCGCGCGCAGGCGATCCGTGGACGCATGGCAATGGGCAAGGTATTCTTCCCCAAGTTTGCCCCCTGGTGGGCAGAAGCGGAAACCGAGCTGCTCAAGTTCCCTTCCGCACGACACGATGACTTTGTTGACGCTATGGGTCTGGTCGGCCTGCTGTTGAGCAGTATGGTAAGCGCGTCCAAGACCTACGAAAAGCCATCAGATATCCCCAAGAGCGGCACCCTAGCCTGGGTCAAGCTATCCGGCAAGTGGGACGAGGCGCGACGCAATCTCTTGCAGATGGGCGGCTTCTGAACATAAATACATCAAATGGAAAACGAATACGAGAGCGAGGCGATGCCTGTAGATCCGATGCAGCCGGCAGAACCGATGCAGACCGGCATCAAGCGCGACACCGTTGCACCTGGCCCTTCACGCGCCTCACTCGTCAAGACCCTCATTAAAAAGGTCGAGAACGCCAAGAAGCATTGGAAGAAGTCTTTCGACCGCATGAAGGAAGACACGGACTTCTACATGGGCAAGCAATGGTCGTCTAACGACAACGACGACCGATACGTCGCTAACATTGTCCAGCGTCACGTCGGCCAGAGAGTCTCCGCCCTGTACGCCAAGAATCCCAAGTTCGTCGCCAAGCGACGCGAGACTCTGGACTTTGCCACTTGGGAAGGCGACATGTCTGCATTCCAGGCCGTCCAGACGGCTATGCAGAATTCTGCTGTTACTGGACAGCCACCAGACCCAACGATGATGCAGACGATCCAGGACGCCCAGCAGGGTTTCGAGCGTCGTCGTATGCTTGACCGTGTGGCGAAGACGATGGAGATTGTCGCTCACCACCAGCTCCAGGAACAGCAGCCCAGCTTTAAAGGTCAGATGAAACAGCTCGTCCGTCGCACATGTGTGAACGGAATCGGCTATGTTAAGATTGGCTACCACCGTGTCATGGAGAAGCGACCGGAAGACGTGGAACGCATCACCGACATCACCGAGCAGTTGTCTACCCTGGAGCGTCTGACCGCTGACCGCATCGACGAGAAGTTCTCTGAAGACCATGCCAAGATGGAGCAGCTCCGATTGCTCCTCAAGAGCATCCAAGAAAAGCAAGACGTCATCATCAAGGAAGGCGTTGTCTTTGACTTCCCGATGTCCCACACGGTCATCGTAGATCCCAAGTGCCGCCAGATGTCCGGCTTCGTCGGCGCTGACTGGATTGCCCAGGAGTTTATCCTCGATGTCGAGGACGTGAAGGAAATCTACAAGATCGACCTTGGTAAGGAATACACGGCCTACGAAGACAAGAACGAGAGCGACGAAGATTGCGAAAAGGCTATCGTTTGGGAAATCTACTCCAAGAAAGACGGCATGCTGTACGTCGTGTGCGACGGCTACCACGACTTCCTCAAGGAACCAGAACCTCCCCACCTTGAACTGGAACGATTCTGGCCTTTCTTCCCGCTGATCTTCAATGAGGTTGAATCCGAAAAGGATGTCATCCCCCCTTCAGACGTCCGCCTGTTGATGCCGGTCCAGCGCGAATACAACCGCGCGCGACAGGCTTTGCGTGAGCATCGCTTCGCCAACCGCCCCCTGTACGCGACCTACGAAGGTGCATTGTCCGAGAAGGACATCACCAACCTCCAGTCCCACCCAGCCAACGCTGTCATCAAACTTCAGAACCTGTCGCCTGGGCAGGCCGTCAACTCCATCCTCCAGCCGGTCCAACACAACCCCATCGATCCTAGCCTGTACGACACGTCCATGCTACTGGATGACATGATGCGGGTGGTGGGCAGCCAGGAGGCTAACCTGGGCGGTACGTCCGCCTCGACAGCCACGGAAGTATCCGTCGCCGAGGGCAGCCGTATGTCCAGCCTGTCGTCCAATGTGGACGACCTTGAGGACTTCCTGGGCGAGATGGCGCGTACCACCGGACAGGTGCTGCTTGAGCAGATGGACCAGCAAACGGTGATGAAGATTGCCGGTCCTGGCGCCGTTTGGCCGCAGCTTGCCATCAATGAGATTGCCTCCGAGCTGATGCTGGAGGTTGAAGCCGGCTCAAATGGTCGCCCCAACAAGGCGATCCAGATGCAGAACTTTGAACGCATCGCTCCCATCCTCCTCCAGATCCCTGGCATGAATCCCGAATTCATGGCAAAGGAAGCACTCAAGCGCATGGACGATGGCATGGACATCACGGACGCTATCCGTGCCGCCCTGCCTTCTATCGTCGCAATGAACGCCCAGAAGCAACTCGCACCAGCCGGCGACCCTGCTGCCGACCCGAACCTCCAAGGCGGCGCCGGAGCGACCAACG